ATCTATAACGATTACATCAAGCCGTTTGGCTGCTCAAATTGGGCGCACCAGCAGGATATATGGATCGCGCAGTACCCCTGGACGCTGACACAGGACCCGGGAAAAACTTCCCCGGCCATCCCCGATGGTTTGCCCTGGCGCATCTGGCAGTATGGCGGCGGGGATGTCAACTTCACAGCCGGTCGTCATGCAGGTGCGGATTATGGCGGTGGGTTGGTTGGCATGGATCTGAATTACTTCAACGGCACGCAGGAGGAAATGGTTGCTTGGGCTGGCGCGATCGTGGAGCCAACACCGGTAGTTCCACCAGTAGTACCACCATCCCCCGCGCCGTCGTCCGATCTGTACACTTTTAGCCAGGATAACTATTACCCCCGGCGCGGAGGTGGGCCGTTGGTGCTCGCCGTTTCGCGGGTGCGCGGCAAGGCTGACAACATGACCAATTACTCCTGGGCTGCGCTTTCCCCGCTGCTGGCCAAGCTCAACCCGACCAACAAGGCCGCAGTAGGTCTGATCGCTAATGCGGATTGGGGTCCAACCAAAGGCGTAGAAAATGGTTACGTCAAGTGGATTGGTTTACTCTGGCCTGGTCGTAACATCGTCAAGGTGCAAGAGATCGTCAACGGTTATGGCCGGGTAAATGGTATCTCGGTGCCCGAGGTTGGCAGCGTGAATCCATTCGATAACCCGGATGTGGTCAGCATGGTTTACGACTACAACAAAACCAACGGTTGGGGCGAGCGTACTAAGCCGGTCTACGTGCCTATCCTCGGCGGCCCCTGGTGGGTTGATATGGGGATGTTGGTCAGTGTGGACGCGCAGTTACCTAAGTCTGTCAAAGTGACAGGTTTCCCTGGGCTGAATGTGCGCTCATCGCCTACGACCGCTGCGCCGGTTGTCAGGTCCGTCGCTACCGGTCAGTCGGTGACCATTTTTGAGGTCATCATTGGCCGCGGTGGTTTGTGGGGCCGGGTGGATGGCGGTTATCTCTCGCTCAGAAATAATGGCAGTAACTGGACGAGCTGGAAGATATGAAAATAGAAGATAGCGGATTGAGACCGGACTCACAGAACGCGAATGAAGGCACGCAGCGAGGGCGTGGACTGCTTGAAAAGAACCTGCGCAAACTCGGCGCTGGTCGTTCCATTCTCGCCGACAAGAACGGCAATATCATTGCGGGAAATAAAACGATTGAGGGCGCGGCTGAGATTGGACTGCCTGTGCGCATTGTGGAAACTGACGGTAAAGAATTGGTCGTCGTCAAGCGCATGGATCTTGATTTGTACAGCGAGACTGACAAGCGCGGTAGGACTTTGGCTTATGCAGATAATAAGGTTGCTGAACTTGATCTGTGGTGGAAGCCAGAGCAGATCGTTTCTGACTTCGAGCCGCTGGAATTGGGCGAGTGGGGATTTGAAGATTTGTCACCAGCTGGTGGCGCTGATGCGGAACCACAGATTGACCGGGCCGCTGAGTTGAACGAGAAGTGGCAGGTAAAGACCGGCGACCTGTGGCAGATTGGTGAACATCGATTGCTATGCGGTGATAGCACCAAGCGAGAAGATGTAGATAGGGTAATGGGTGGGGAGAAGGCGGAACTCGCGCCAGTTGACCCGCCTTATAATGTCGGCTTTGCTTATGACGGCGAAACGGTTGATGATGTAAAAACCGCTGAAAAATACGAAGAATTTAGCCGCGCATGGTTTGATCTTTGTCGATCTGTGAGCGGAAAACAGATTGTAACGCCAGGTTGTTACCACCTGGCGTTATGGTTGCGATGGTTTGAACCTTATCATTGGGCCCCGTGGACAAAATCCAATAGTATGACACATGGAAAGGTAGCGCGGTTTTTGTGCTGGGAACCGGTTTTATTTTTTGGCGATAAATGGAAAAAAAAGCGAGCAAACGATTTATTTGATTTTCCAATATCAAACCAGCAAGGTGTGGCTAATCACCCATGCCCAAAACCTTTGTCTATGTGGATCGACCTTATCGAAAATTATAGCGAAGAAGGTGAAATTATTTTTGAAAGTTTTTCGGGCTCCGGCACGACCATCATTGCCTGCGAGAATTTACAGCGTAAATGTCGCGCAATCGAAATCAGTCCAAAATACTGTGCTGTCATCCTTGAGCGCATGGCGACAGCGTTCCCGGAACTGAACATTGAGCGTATTGAAGAAATACAACAATAAACAACAATGAGCAATCCAAACCCTACGCCACGTTTTGTTAAAGGTGACAAGCGCATCAACCGCAAAGGTCGCCCCAAGAGTTTCGACCAGCTTCGGAAGCTTGCGCTGCAACTCGCCCACGAGGCCATTGAGACAAAACAGGGCGATATGACGGCGGTCGAGCTCATCCTGCGCCAGATGATGCAGGATAAAAAACAGCGTGAAACATTCCTACAATATGCATATGGAAAAGTGCCCGACGAACTGAATGTTAAGCAATCCGGGAAGATCACAGTAAAGCTTGTGTGGCCTGAAGATGAAACTGATAAATGAAATTACCCTGCCCCCATTACATCCTTCGCAGAAAGCCATCGCGCAGGATACTACCCGGTTCCGTGTCATCAGCGCGGGCAGGCGTTACGGGAAAACCCGTATGTGTGCGGCGATGGCGATCAAATCAGTCCTGGAGGGCGGTCATGTTATGTGGGTTGGACCGTCTTACCAAATCGCGGAAGTCGGCTGGCGCGCGGTGGAGTGGCTCGGCAAGCAGCTGCCCGGCGCGAAGATCACAGACCGGCGGCTTTCCATCAACAACGGATGGATATTTGTCCGATCGGCAGACAGTGAAGGTGGTTTACGCGGTGAAGGACTCGATCTTCTAATCGTGGACGAGTGCGCTCATATTCGCGGCTTTGCTGACATCTGGCAACAGCAGCTCAGGCCGGCATTATCAGACCGCAAAGGCTGCGCAATGTTTATCTCCACCCCGAAAGGTTACAACCACTTCGCTGATCTGTTCGCAATGCAGAACACCTTTCCTGATTGGCGTTCATGGCAACTGCCTACCAGCAGCAATCCTTATATCGACCCGGCTGAAATCGAGGCGGCAAAGTCCACCTTGCCCGCGCTGGTCTTTCGTCAGGAGTTTGAAGCCGAGTTCGTACAACTTGCGGGCGCTATGTTCAAGAGAACGTATTTTAATTATTCGGATGAAATGCCCAAAGTCAATTCACTTACCCGCCATTGGGACCTAGCCGCATCCACTAAGACCCAGGCGGACTACTCGGTAGGATGTTTGGGCGGTATGGATGCCGATGGTAATGTGCATGTGCTTGACATCGTGCGCGGTCGCTGGGAATGGCCTGCGCTGATCCGCATCATTCGAGACACCGCATTATCTGATGGCGCTGGCGTAGCGCAATTTATTGAAACAGCCGGAACGCAAAAGGGATTACTTGATTTACTTCTGGCGGAGCCAACCCTGGCAGGTATCTCGTTCCGTGGCGTGACACCCACGCAAGACAAGATCACGCGGGCGCAACCTGTCCTGGCACGCGCGGAACAAGGCAAGTTATTTTTGAAACGTGCAGAATGGAATGCGACATTGATCGATGAATTCTGCGCGTTCCCCGAAGTCGAACACGATGACCAGGTAGACGCGGTGTCCGGCATGTTGGCAGCCTGCGCCATACCCGGCTGGGCCTGGTAAAAGGAGAAAAATGGCAAAAATTTACACACCGGCGACAAAATCACTAAACCCCTGGAATGTGGATGACAACCGCGGCTGGGATATTATCGGAGGAGAAACAACCGTCGATGAGCGCGAGCTGGTCCCGACTGTGGCAGACTGCATTGATGAGATTGGAAAAGGAATGGCCGATCTGCCGTTCAGCATCTACGACTCGCGCGGAAACGTCGTTGACGATTCGGACGATTACCAGAACATCACCGGCGCCTTTCCCGACCCATATTCGTTTCTTTGGTTATCAGCCGCATCGCTGGTCATATCTGGCCAGGCGTATTGGAAAAAGCGTAACAACCCGGCCGGCTTTGCCAAAGGGCTGCACTATTGGGCGTTTAACAATATCAAGCCATTGATTTTGCCCACCACCACGCCCGAAACACTGACCTTTCAGCGCGCTGGCGAAACCAGGAGCATCCCCGCCAAAGACGTGCTGTATATCTGGATGCCTGATCCAAAGGTTGAGTTTGGCCCTGCCATATCGTACCCGCTGCGCAGGGCGCTTAAAGCAGCCGGGGCATTGTCGGCCATCAGCACATTTATTGACAACTACATGAACAGCGGAATGGTCAAGGCTTTCATTGCGCAGAGCGAAGCACCACCCGCGAACGAAGACGAGAAGCGCGAAATTGAGGACTACCTTACCCGTATGCTGACAGGCGTCAAGCGCGCGTTGACTAAAATTCGCGTGATCAAAAAGACCATGACCATCAGCGCCATTGGCGGCGGGTTGGATGAACTCAAGAACGTGGAGATCGTCAAAGAAATCAAGCAGGATATCCTGGAAGCCTTTGGCGTGCCGGCTTCGCGCGTGTGGGGCAATGCGGCCAATTACGCCACCGCGGCCAATGACACGCTGGTGTTTGTGACATCCGAGATCATGCCGTTGGCCAGAGTGATCCAGAACGCAGTCAACGAGCAGGTATTGAAACCGTATGGTTTCAAGCTCAACTTTGAGCCCAGGCGCATGGAAGAATTCAGCATCGTGCTGGGAGAAAAGATCAAAGGTCTGGAAGGCATTGCCAAGTCATTTGAACGCGCGATGGGACCAGCCGAAGCGCTCAAGGCCAGCATTGATATTCTTGGATTGGAGCTCTCTCCGGAATTGATCGACCGGATCCAGCTGTCGATTGACGACGCCAACAAAAAACCGGAACCTCCGCCCGCGCCTGCCGTGCCAGAACAACCCGCGTTCACACCCCTTGCGCCGGTTGCAGAGCTGGATACAACCGAAACAAACCCCACGCAGATCAAAGCGATTGTCGAACTGGACAGATGGCGCGCCAAATGCGTGAAAGCCGGTAAGACAGTCGCCTGGCACGCGCTGAACCTGCCAGAATGGGCCGTAAAGGCGATAGAGAGCGGGCAGGATTGGCAGGACGTGCGGGATGCGTTGAAAGACGGACCCGCGAAACTGGAAACAAAGACATCCGACCCGGATATTCTCGCCCTGGCAGAAGCCATCAACAAAGCAGCCGAAGCAACCAAGTCCGCGCCGGTCGTCATTCCGTCTTACACCATCAACCTGACAGCGCAAATGCCGCAGCCGGGCGAGCCGAATGTCACCGTGAACGTGCCCCAGCAGCCCACGCCCGTTGTGACCGTCAACGTGCCGGATCAGGCCGCTCCAGTGGTCAACGTCAATGTGCCCAAGCAGGTTTCAATCCACGCCGCCCGTGGGGGCAGCGACTAGTTTTTCAAGACGATCGTGACTGCTCATTTTCAAATATAAGGATATTATGATCGAATCTTTCCTGAATTCCGCAATACAAGCCGCGATCAAAGCCGTGCCTGGGGTGCTGCCGTACCTGAATATAAAAGCGCGCATGGTGGGCAAAGTGCAGATAAAAGCAAGGCGTGACCGGAGAACCTGGCAGGGACAGGCTGAGAAGGAACTGCAAGACAAGATCGGCGGTTTGATGAAACAGTATTGGAACCTGACCGCCAGAAACATTTCCAACGGGCAGCCTCCCATGACTGATGAATTCGCTAAAAAATTAAGGGCGATGATCGAAAACGAACTGGCGAACATTGCTGCGGATAATGCCGAAGAAGAAGCCACGGTGTTGGGTGTCGGCTTTGATCCGGCTGCCGTGGATGCTGCCGCTGAAGCATGGGCCAGTCAGTACAGCTATGACATGGTCAGGGGAATTGATGCAACCACGCGCGAGACGGTAGCCAATGCCGTGACCGCTTTCACCAATACACCCGGCATGACTAACCAGGACATTTTCGATAAACTGGCTGGCACCTTCGGAGAAGCCCGCGCAGAAATGATCGCGATAACCGAAGTTACCAGGGCCTTCGCTGCGGGAGAACAGATTTATCAGAACATGCTCGCTGATATGGGCGTGCAGACCGTGCGCGAATGGCTGACCAGTGAAGACGAGAAAGTATGCCCGATCTGCGGCTCATTGGATGGCCAATCAGTTGGGATTGATGAAAGGTTCGTAGACGATGAAGGCAAAGAATACGACAATCCGCCAGCACATATCAACTGCAGATGCGCTTGCCAGGTGAGAATCAAATGATCACATTCTCGGTAAATTCTGACCCTGCGCTCAATCAATTGTTAGATCCGGTTACCTGGCAGCGTGCCGCTCAGGCCGCCAGCATCGCCACAGCCAAAGAACTTGAAGCCGAAGCGCGCCCGTACCCTGGACCCGCTAACAGCCCCGTGGAATGGGCGAGCGAGAAACAGCGCCGCTTTTACTTTGCCATGCGGCGTGAACAGGGCTTGCCATACGGATATACCCGCCAGAGTGATGGTATGAGCGAGCGTATCATGGAGAGTTGGGCAATCGAGCCTTATGGTGATACTGGCGCATTGCTCAAGAACAGCGCCACCTATGCCCCTTATGTGATCGGTGAAGACCAGCAGCCACAGCACGCGCTTACCGGCTGGCGTAAGCTGGTAGATGTTGCCAATGAGTTCTTTTCTTCTGGCAAGGCAAGTGCAATCTTTGAAAAAGTGTTTACCCAGGTGATAAGGAGATAGCAGATATGGATAAAAATTTCTTCTTCGATATTGGCAGACGTGTTGCCTGGGAATTGATCGAAGCGCTGAAAGCGCCGCCTGTTGGTCATCCTTTTTATTGAATTGCCCAACCCGCAGACTGCTTGACATTCACCGAATATTTATGCTAAAATGTTTTCATCAACTGAATAGTTTAATGATGAGTGCCCCGACAGGTTGACAGGATAAGTCAAAAGAGCGGCCCGGCGTCATAGTGTATGCAAAGATATTTTTGCGTACCTGTGGCGCCGGGCTTTTTTGTTACCCAGGAGATGAATATGCCAAAAAACGTACCTGCTGAATTGGAAGACAAGTTTGCAAGCTGCAAAGAGAAAGTCATGGAAAGCGGACAGAGCGAAGAAGCCGCTTACGGTATTTGCTATACCAGCGTGGTTGAGGGCAAAAGCCTGCCTGACGCGCACAAATCGTTTTACCTGTCCGAAGACGCCATGAAGTTTGGCCGCTCGATCAGCAAGGCCAATGCCGAAATTATCAAGGGCATTGTAGCGCTGGCAAAGCAACTCGTTCCGGATGAAGAAGATAAGCCGGAAGATGGCTCAGAAACTGAAACAGAAACGCCAGAGGTAGAAATGCCGGAAGGCGCCATGCAACCCGCGAAAGGGGGTGATCTGCTCATCTCTTACGGCAGCGCTGTCAAATCTCTCAATGGGAAGTTGGGCGGCTATGCTGTACGTTTTGGCGGTCAGGATCTGGCGGGCGAAGGATTCAGCCGAAGTACAAATTATGGCTTTGCAGGTGAGACCACAAAGAAAGTGGACATCATGCTGCACCATGCCCAACCGATGGGCACAAAATCCGGTCATAGTGTCCGGGTAACCGACCCGATTGGCAAAGCCACGCTGAAGATGGCGGAGGATGGGATCATTATCGAAGACGCCATTCTGTACACCGCTGAGAAATACGCGAAATACCTGGATAAACTCGGCTGGTCCACCGGTGCCGCTGCTCATGCCGTAGTGCGCGATGGCGCAACCATCAAACAATGGCAGATAGCCGAAGTCAGTCTGACACCATTCCCGGCTGAGCCACGCAATATGGTAGCAGCCAAAAGCCTGGCAGATATGCCCTCGGATGTGGACGATGACGAGATTGACTTTCGCGAAATTGGGCGCCAGGTTGGATCTGCAATAGCAAAGCAATTACGCCAGGCCGCAGGCTAAGCGGACGGCGATAAAGCACATAATCCATTCATCAAAAAAAGGAAAAATATTATGGAAACTGAAGAAATCAAACAAGCAGTAGCGGAAGGCATCTCTGAAGGTGTCAAATCCGCGCTTGCCAGCCTTCCTGCGGTCGAAACAAAATCAACCATCGTTGTTACCGAGGATGCTGGCGATCGTAAATTCCACTCGCTGGCCGAACAAGCCCGCGCCATCAAGAATGACGTGATGAGCATGGGGCGCAACACTCACCCCCGCTTGCAGGCTCTCAAGTCGCTTGAAATCGAAGCCATGAAAGCCAGCGGAGCATCCGAAGGCGTACCGGCTGATGGTGGTTATTTGCTCGAACCCACCCTGGTGGCTGAAGTCATCAAGCCCATCCACGAAGAAGGGCCATACACCCGTGCCGCTCGCCGCTTGCCCGTTTCCTCAAATAGTAATTATGGCTGGCTCAACGGCGTAGACGAAACCAGCCGTGTGACCGGGTCCCGTTGGGGTGGCATTCAGGGTTATCGCCTGAACGAAGGCGGAACCAAGACCGCCAGCAAGCCGAAATTCCGCCGTATTAATTGGGAATTGAAGAAATATGCCGCTGTTGTTTATGGCACTGATGAGCTGCTTCAGGATGCCGCCATGTTCAGCGAAATCGTGAATGTGGGCTGCCGCGAAGAACTGATGTTCATGGCCAATGACGATGTATTGAATGGCTCTGGCGTTGGTGGCCCGCAAGGCGTCCTGGCTTCAGGCGCTCTGGTTGGGATTGCTCGCGTAGATGCGAACAAGATCCAGCACGCTGATATTGTTGCCATGTGGGCGCGTATGTCTTCCCGCAACAAGCCCAATGCCGCCTGGTACATCAACAGCGAGGTTCATCCTCAGCTTGATGCGCTGTACTTCCCCGGATCGACCACTAGCGTGCTTTCCCCGTATATTTCTTACGGGCAAGATGGCGTCATGCGCATCTATGGCCGCCCGGTCATCGAGACCGAATTCAACCCGGCGCTGGGAACCCAGGGAGATATTCTCCTGGCGGACATGCGCGAATACCTGTACTGGGAAAAGACAGATATTCAGTCCGCGACCAGCATCCACGTGCAGTTCCTGACCGATGAGACTACCTTCCGCTTTGTATACCGCTGTGACGGACAGACTTCAATGTCTTCCCCCGTCACCCCCTACAAGGGAAGCTCTACTCAGTCCGCTTTTGTCAGCCTGACCGCTGCCAGCTAACCAACCTTTCAGTGACCAGCCGGTGAGAAATCATTGGCTGGCGCC